TGGGCATCACCTGCGTAAGAAAAACACGCAGAATATCGGTCGTTTATCCCCCAAAGCCAAAGCCCGTTCCCGATGACTTTGACGGACCTCGCCTTGGCGCTCGGCATCAGCGCCGGCCACGCATCGGTCATGGCCAGACAAGGGATGCCGCGCAACGACGTGGAAGCCGCCCGGGCTTGGCTCGCCGAACGCAAGGCCGGACGTGGACGCAAGATGCGGACGGTCACGATCGCGGCCCTCGACGAGCATTCCCTGGACGACATCATTGAGCAACAGCGCCAACTCGTCGCCTCGGCCCGCGTGGCCTACCGCAACGCCATCGAGTCGGGCGACCCGCAGCAGGGGAAACTTCAGACCGCCTACAACCAAGCCCTCAAGACCCTCGTGGCCCTGGAGGAGGAGCAGAAGAAACGCTCGCTCGCGGACGGAGAATACATCTCGAAGGCCGAGGCCATGACGGCCATCAAGACCATCGTCGGCGAAGTGCTCGCGAAGCTCGACGACCTTCCGACGGACGTGGCGGAGAAGTGCAACAAGGCCAATCCCGCGCAGGCCATCAAACCGCTCCAGGACTGGGTCCGCAAGACGCGCGAGGAAATCTCATCGCATGACGTACTCGCCGAAGACGCTTGAGGTGATGCGGGCGGCCCGTGAGGCCTTCCGACCGACGACCAGCGGCGACCCGGTGGAATGGCTCGAGCGCAACGTGCCGGAGATACCCGACTCCCACGTCAAGGGTCCCTTCCGCCACGATCGGATGCCGTGGGTCGGAGACGCGGTCCGCTTCATCGTCCATCCCGAGGTCCGTCAGGTGCTGATGCCGTGGTGCATCCAAGCCGGCAAGTCCGCCGCCCTGCGTCTTGCGACGGCCTACCTCATCGCCAACGACCCGGGCAATATGCTGATGCTGCAGATGAACGAGGACGAGGCCGACGACTTCTTCCTGCGCCAATGCCGTCCGCTCTTCGACGTCATCCCCGAGGTCGTGAAGCGCAAACGTCCCGACGATATGCCCCGCTCGTCCGTGGCCGACTACCAGCGCATGGTGATCTACTGCCGGTCGGCGCACACGAAAACGAGTCTGCAACGCATCACGACCAAGTACGTCTTCGGCGACGAGTGTTGGCGCTGGCCGAAGGGCCACATGGCCGAGGCGATGGGACGCACGACGCAGTTCAGCTGGAACTCGAAGCACGTCTTCGCATCGCAGGGCGGGACGCCGATGGACGACTTCCATCAGCTCCTGGAACAGCCGAGCACGAACCTCCACGATTGGTCGTTCAATTGCCCCAAGTGCAACACGCTCCAGCCCTACGACTGGTCCTTCATCCGCTTCCCAGAGGACGCCAAGGACGGCGACGATTGGGACACGCTCAAGGTCCGCAACGGCACGACCTACGAGTGCCGGTCCTGCAACACCCGCCACGTCGACAGCCGCGAGACCCGCTATGAGATGAACCTCGGCGGGAAGTTCGTCCCGCGTGAACCGGGCAAGCCCATCGAGCGGGTCGGCCTGCACCTTAACGCGATCGCCATGATGGGCTGGGGAGAACTCGGACGGATGCTCCTGGAGGCCAAGCGCGCGTCCATCCTCTACGGCGACGAGGAGCCCCGCCGCATCTTTAAGCAGAAGCGACTCGCCTTGGCATACTCCGAGGACGGCGGCGCCATGGTCGCACCCATCAACTCGTCCGATTATTCCCTCGCCGACGATTGGCCCGACGAGGCCATGATCACGCCGAAGGCCTCCATCGCAGACCGCAAGGATGCCCCCGCCGGCTCCATCCCTTTCCGCACAATGGGCGTCGACGTGCAGCGCGGACACTTTTGGGTAACGGTCCGACGCTGGTCGAAGACTGGTCATAGCCGCCTGATGGCGTTTGAGAAGGTCGAGACGTGGTCGGGGCTCGACGACCTCGCCAAGCGATGCGGAGTCCACAAGGCGCTCGTCATCGTCGACTCAGGCGACAACACGCAGACGGTCTACGCCGAGTGTTGCCGGCGTGGCTGGAAGGCCTCAAAGGGTTCCGGCTCGGACGACTTCGCGGTGACCTCCTCGGACGGACGGACGACCCGCCGTTTCTACTCTGACCCTCAGGCCATCATCGTCCCTGGGCAACCGCACCGCGTCTCCCTCATCGTCTTCTCGGCGATGGCGGCCAAGGACCTCCTGCACGGCCTACGCACGCGTAAGGTGCATACCTATCCGCGGGACGCCTCCGAGGACTACGTCAAGCAGCTGAACTCCGAGGTCCGGGTGAAGGACAAGCGGACGGGCAAGCCGATGTGGATACTCCCCCAAGGCGTCCAGGACAACCACGCCCTAGACTGCGAAATCCTCGCCATGCTGGTCGCCGTCCGCTGGGGGGTGGTCGGACGCGAGGCGACGACGACGGAGGCGGAAGCACCAAATGGTTGACCCAATCGCCAAGGTCGTAAGGCTTCATACAGGAGTGGCCGAGGGGGGCGTTGGGAACGGACAATGGCTTGGACGTTTGGATCATCCCCTCGGCGCTCCTCCCCCTTTACCCCTTAGCCAAGGTTAAGACCATGGCATCAGGCATTTTCATCGGACTGACCGAAGACCAACTGCTGGCTATCCGCGCCAAGGCGGTGGCCGCCATCACGCAGGGCCTGAACATGACGTCCTACTCGGACAGCGGGTCGTCGGCGTCGAAACAATGGGCCATGCAGCCGAAGGAGATGCTGGCCGAGGCGCAGTATGCCCTAGGGGTTCAGTTCCCCGACGACTATCCGGGCTCCGTCCGTTCCACGGTCGTCAAGACCAACTGGAACAACCCGATCCGCCAGTAATCCCTTATGCCTCCACGCAAGAAGCCCGCGGCCCGCAAGGCCTCCACGCCCAAGCCGCAAGCCGATGCCGGCGGCTGGCAGAGCGTAGGCATCACCCGCCTGCGCCTCTCGCAGTACGGCGCCCAGCCCCGAGACCTTCGACGCGACCTCTCGTCCTTCGACCGCTTGGCGATGGTCAAGAAATGCCGCTGGGCCGAGCGCAACAGCGGACTCTTCAAGCAGATCCTGAACGACCTCTGCCTCTACACGGTCGGCGACGGCATCAAGCCCCAGAGCCACGCCACCGACCCGGTCGTTCGCGAGGCCTACAACGACTACTTCGAGGAATGGTCAAAGAAGTGCGACATCACGGGCCGCTTCAACTTCGACCAGGTGCAGTCCATCCTGCTCCGCGGCATGGTACGCGACGGCGACTCCTTCGCCCTCAAGACCCGCAACGGCCTCGGGCAGGCCAAGCTGCAGGTGATGGAAGCCCACCGCGTCGGCGACCCTCTCTCCCCTGACGTCCCTGTCCCTGGGATGCACGACGGCGTTCAGTTCGGACCCTACGGCGAACTCGCCGGCTTCAACGTCTACCGCTCGGACGGTTCCAGCCGCTTCATCATCGGCAACGCGGTGATGCACGTCGTCGACCACGAGTACGCCAGCGGCGCGCGTGGCGTCCCGCTCCTGCAGCACAGCATCAACTCCATCCAGGACGAGATGGACATCATCGAGCTCGAGAAGCTCGCGGTGAAGGACAACGCGGACGTGACCCGCGTGATCAAGAAGACGGGCGGGTTCATCCCAGGCGACATGAGCCGAGAACTTGGCGGGTCCGCCCCGTCGAACCTCGGCTATCAGTACGCCTCGATGGGAGGCAAAATCCTCGCCCTCGAACCCGGCGAAGAGTTCCAATCCTTCCAGAGCAACCGTCCTTCTCCCGCCTTCACGGGCTTCCTCGCCGCCCTCGAGCGCGACATCGCGCAGGGCGTCCTGCCATATGAGTTCGTCGGCGACCCGACCAAGGCCGGTTCCGCTTCCATCCGCCTCATCTCCGCCAAGGCCGGCCGAGTCTTCGGCAAGTACCAGTCGGTCATCATCAACACGCTCTGCAATCCGACGTGGGGCTACGTCATCGGACAGGCCATCGCCAACGGCGAACTCCCCGACGACCCCGAATGGAACTGCGTCTCCTGGACGACCCCGAAGAGCGTCACCGTCGACGCTGGCCGTGATGCGGCCAACGATCGCGAGGACCTCAAGCTCGGCCTGCTGTCCTTCTCCGAGGTCTTCAGCCAGCGTGGCATGAACTTCGAGGAGGAGGCCGAAATCAAGGCCCAGAACGTCCGCTATCTGCTCGACCTCTCCAAGACCTACGGCGTGCCATTCGAGACGCTGTCCAACCTCCTGGTCAACACGCCTCCTGGCACCGTCCAGCAGGCGAGCACCGACCCGCAGCCCGACGCCGAAACCGAGACCTCTTCCTAAAATGCGCTTCCTATCCAACGGACTTTCCGGCCGCGAGGCCCTGCTCATCGACCCGGCACGCGCCGAGGACCATCGCGCCATGGCCGAGAAGTTCGGCCTGACCGATATGCTCGCGAAGCTCTTCGGCGAGACGCCCAAGGCCTACATCGCCGAGGACGGCACGGGCGTCATCCCGGTCGCCGGCGTCATCGGGAAGAACCTCGCCCCCATCGAGAAGATGACGGGCGGTTGCGACGTGGCCGACGTGGCCGACGCCATCGACGCGATGGTGCTGGACCCCCAATGCAAGCGCATCGCCTTCGCCGTCTCTTCCCCTGGCGGCACGGTCACGGGCGTCGAGGAACTCGCCAACAAGGTCCGCAACATCAGCAAGCCCACGATGGCATACACCGATACCGAGATGGCCTCCGCGGCCTATTGGATCGGCAGCGCCGCCGACAAGGTCGTCGCCTCCCCTTCCGCCACGGTCGGCTCCATCGGCGTCTACATGGCCATCCCCGACTACTCCGAAGCCGCGCGCGCCCAAGGTATCAAGATGATCGTCGTGAAGTCGGGTAAGCATAAGGCCATCGGCGTCCCCGGCACCGAAATCACCGCCGAACAGCAGGCCCATCTGCAGGAGTCCGTGGACACCATCCACGCCGACTTCAAGGCCGCCGTGAACCAGACCCGTTCCCGCGTGCAGGCCGCCGACATGGAAGGCCAATCCTTCTCGGGCAAGCAGGCCGCCGCCAAGGGACTCGTCACGGGCCTCGCGGACTCCTTCTCGGAAGCCGTCCAGGCATGGGCCGACAACAGCGTCGCCCCCGCCCCCGCCGTCCCCGCCAAGAAGAAGAACTGATGCCGCTTGAGGTTTCAGTCCCCGACTACGTCAGCCGTGCGGCTCAGCGCGGTCTTGACTGGTACAAGGAAGGAAAGGCCGGAGGCGGGGTCACGGAACAGACGATCCGCGAAGCAAGGGACATGGTCAACGGACGCATCTCCAAGGACAAGGTCCGACGCATGGGTCCATGGTTTCGCCGGCATGAACCCGACATGAGCGCCCCGAAGAACAAACCGGGCAGCAAGGAGTTCCCTGGAGCCGGTGCCGTCGCATGGGCCCTGTGGGGTGGCCCGACCTCTGGCGACATCATGCGGACCCGCGATTGGGCCGAGCGTAAGGCCGAGCAGCTCGACAAAGAAGAGGCCTCCGCAAAATCCATCACTCAAACCGAAGCAAATCAGACCACCATGCCCCGTTTCATCACCGACATCGACGGCACCATCCTCGACTCCAGCGGACAGGCCATCGACCGCGTCGTCGACTACATCGAGGAGAACGCCGAGGAGGTCATCGTCCTAACGAACCGCCCCGAGTCCGAGCGCGCCGACACGGAAGCCGCCTTGGACGCCATCCTCTTC